TTTGGTGCTGCATCAATGATAAATCCAACATTAGGACAAGTTTTAAGTGGTGTTAGTTCCCCTCAAGATGCATTAGCTGAAATAAGCAAATCAAAAATATCTAATCAAGATAAAATCAAATTACAGCAGTTAATTTATGAGCAACAAAATAAAGAAATTGAATCAATTACTAGTAGATGGAAAGCCGATTCAATTAGCGATTCTTGGCTGAGTAAAAATGTACGCCCATTAGTTTTAGTTTGGTGTATTGTTGTATTTTCTTTAGCTGGTATATTAGATAGTATTGAAAGTGTGCCATTCCATATTGGTGCTACTTGGAACGATACATTTGAAAAGGTTATGATGGCAGTTGTATTGGCTTATTTTGGTGGGCGTACAACAGAAAAGGCAACTAGTATATTTAAAAAATAATGGCTAAAAATATAGCGCAAACATATAGTTTTAAAGTTAAAAAAAAGCGCCCAGGTGTTCATTCTAAAAATGCATCAAAAGGTAAAAAAGGTTACAAAAAAAAGTATAGAGGACAAGGTAAACAAAGGTAAACGAAATTGCTTAAATTTGTAAAAAAGATTTTATGGCAACATCATATACTGGTTTAAGGGTTCAAGATACTTATAATGCAATAATCAAAATTGGAGACAATTCAAACTTAACTGGAACTCCAAAACTTTTAAGTGATGGTTTAGGTAATGATTCACCTTTATATTTATCAGGAACAAGATTAGGTATTGGTATCTCACCAGCTTATCAGTTTCATACAAGTGGAAATGCTAAAATTGGTGGCAATCTTATAATATCAGGAAACTTAACTGTAAATGGAACATTGACTTATTTAAATGTAACTGATCTAGCAGTTGAAGATCCTTTAATAAAATTAGCAAAAGACAATACAGCCAACACATTAGATATTGGTTTGTTTGGTAAATATGTTGCAACTGGTACTAAATACAAAGGGTTTTTTAATGATGCTAGTGATAACAAGTTTAAGCTATTTATAGGCACATCTATTGAGCCAACAACAACTGTTGACACATCAGCTAGTGGATATACTAAAGGGAATTTAGTTATAGGTAACTTAGAAGCTACTGGTGGTGATTTTAGTGGCACTGTATCCATTAATGATGCTGCTAATGCAGCATGGTTAGCAAGTTTTACAAACACCTCAGATAGTGGGCATGGTTTAATTATTCAAGCTGGTGGCACATCTGGTACAAGATATATTACACAATGGTATGATGCAGCTGGTACAGAAAGATTCCACATGGATGATACTGGAGAAGCATATTTTCAAAACAGTATAACAACACCAAACATATATTTATCAAACACTACAAATCCAACAATATTTTTTAATGGTACATCAGATAGTAGTATTGATATGGCTATAAAAGCAACACCAGAGGGATTAGATTTTTATGAGCCAGAGCAATCAAACAAAGTACATTTCCAAATATTAGATGATACTGGTGTAAATGCACCATATGGATATAGATTAAATGGCGTGATGGTTATTGATGCATCTAGAAATTTAACTAACATTGGAACTGGAAATTTTAGTGGTCAAGTAACTATTCCAGAAACTCCAACCGCTGATGCTCATGCGGCATCAAAAAAATATGTTGATGATAGCGTTCCAACAGAAATAGAGGTTGCAAAAAGAATAGATGTAACTGTTAAAAATGTTAGTGGTGGCGAACTTGCAAAAGGAGTTGTTGTCCATGCGGCACCAACAGCAACACCACCGAGTGGAAATGTTATAGAGGTTGTTCCAGCTGATGCAAATGTAGTGGCTAGTATGCCAGCTATTGGTGTACTAAACGAAACTATTGCAGATGAAGCTGAGGGTCAAGCTGTAATGTTTGGAGCAGTAAGTGGGATAAATACATCTAGTTTTAGTATAGGAGATGAATTATATGTGTCCGAAACTGCTGGTGAATTTACAGCTACAAAACCAACTGCATTTAGCAGTCAAGTACAAAAAATAGCAGTAGTAATAAAATCTCATGCTAGTAATGGATTAATAAAAGTTTTTGGTGCTGGTAGGGCAAATGATATACCTAATAGAGTTAATAGGGATATGAATTTTACAGATGATTCTGAATTAACTTTTGGTGATTCATCTGATCTAAAAATATATCACACTACTAATAATATTGTTAGAATAAACTCAGGCGATTTAATTTTTAATTCATTTGTAACTGATGGTGATATTAAATTTCAATTAGATAATGGATCAGGTTCAGTTACAGAATATATGAGGTTAGATGGTGGTGAAGTTAAAACTATATTTACTAAATCAACAAGACACAATGATAATGTAAAAGCACTTTTTGGTACTGATAGCGATTTAGAAATATATCATAATGGAACAGATGGTTACATTGATAACATAAATGGAGCTTTAGTAATACAAAACAATGGTAATGATAAAAGTATAATATTTAAAACTGATAATGGAATTGGTGGTATTACAGAATACTTTAAAATAGATGGTAATATTAATAGGAATGTTATAACCGCTACAACACAGATTGGTGATAATACAGCTTTTATTTTTGGTTCTGGTGCTGGTCGACCTAGTATAAAATATGATTCAACAGCTAGTCAATTATTTATTAGTGGCGAATCTAAGTTTTTAAATGATTTATATGTTGTAGGTAATCAAAAAATAGGGAATACACTTATTGAAGCTGATAGAGTATTAAAAATTCAAACAGCAGCAGAGTATAATACTGAATTACAATTAAGAGAATCGACTGATAATTATGGATTTACTTTAAGATATAATGGAACTGCAAATCAATTTAAAGTTATAAGACATGATAATAGTGCTACTGGAGTTGATGTAATTACTATTGGCAGAGGTGCAAACACAGTTGCTTTTTCTGGTGGTATTACAATGGGCGGTGTTATTGATATGGTCAATCAAAATATCAATAATATTAATTCCTTATATTTTAATGATGCTGGCGGTTATGAGGGTATAAATTGGAATGGTGGTAACTTATGGAGAATATTTGAATCACCTAATGATTTATCAAATGCATCTGGAAATTTACAATTTGTAAAAGACACTACTAGGTCAATGACTTTAGACACATCTGGCAATTTATACACTTTAGGGGGTATTACAACTGATGGCTCTTTAACTGTAACCTCAGATGCTGGAATTACAATAAGAACAACAACAACATCTGTTGGTGCTAAAATTAATTTTAGTGATGATATAGCTGATCCAATACAACAAGGCACATTATACTTTGCTCATGCAGACAACACCTCAATAGGTAGTGGTGCCGCTTTTCATTTTGATTCAACTGAAACAGAGGTTAGTGTTGTATCTGGTGATGCTACAAGCTCTGGTAATTTTTTGTCTTATTCAAGAGCATCAACAGCAGAGGTTGATTTTGGTTTTGTAGCAGATTTAAATACTGGTATGTATCGACCAGCAAATCATCAATTAGGTTTTGTGGTTAATAGTTCAAGAAAAATACAATTGACCTCTGATGGTGTGTTTATACAAAATGGTTCATTATATGTACAATCTGGTACTGCCGCAGTTCCCTCATTGCAAATAGGCGATACAGATACTGGTTTTTATGATGCTGGAGCAAATGTAATAGGTATTTCTACTGGAGGTGTTGCACAAGCTACATTTGGTTCATCACCTAATGGAACAATACCTTTGAGAGTTTTTGGAAGTGGAGCTACTATTGGCGGAACTACAATGGCAAACTCAACTCTATTAGTAGGTACAACAAGCGTTGGAATTGGTATTGATTCAAATGAGATAATGAATGTTGGCGACCATTTCTATTTTGGAACGAGTGGAGCAGATAAAGACATTGTTTTTAGAACACAAGGGAGTGTAAAGCAAATGAGATTATTGCACTCTGGAGAATTATGCTTAGGTACAGATAATTCAAGTGCTGGTGCTTTATTAAGCATTAAAACTCCAGCAGTAGCAGATGGTGGCACATTAGGAGCGCCTATTTTACAATTAGTAGGTACATCAGAAACTACCTCAACAAGTGGGGTTGTAACACCAACAAATGGAATAATATTTAAACCAGCAATGCCAGCTGGTTATGGAGATGATGGTTATAATACAGTTTTAGAACAGCAATCTGGAGGTACTAGAACATTTTATTTTAGAACATCTGGAGCAAGTCATTTAAGTATTGATGTAGAACATAATGTCGTTTTAGGTGGTAGTGTACTTATTGGCGCTACTCAGGTAATACAACTGCAAGATACTAACAATCAATTACAAACTGGTTTTTTTAAATCTGGTGGCAACATGACTTTAATGATTGACAGTAATAATAATGGTGTTGGAAATGTTTTTAGTTTAAAGCACAATGGTCAATCATCTACTACTGGTTCTAATCTAATGACTATAAATGACAGCGGTAACATGGATTTACAGGGTTATATAATATGTGATAACAATGTAATAATAGATGGTGTTGATGCGGCTGGTAATGTAACTGGAACAGATGATCAATTAAGAGTAACTGGCTATGGAATAATGGGTAACAGAGCTGGTAATGTATATATTACAAATGGTAATACAGCAGCTAGTGCCTCTATTGTATTTGGAGTTAGAGCAGCACATAATGGGAATAACAGATTAATTATTAATGACAATACATCAACCTTTTATACTGATATAACCGCATCCGATCATAATATATTAGCTACTGGCGGTACTGTTAGATCACAACATGATTCAACACACTATGTTCAATTAGAATCAAATTCAAGTGGTGGTGTTGTGAAAGGTGTTGGTGGTGCTGGCTTTATGATTAGAAGTTATGGCGATACTTATTTTAATGGTGGGAATTTTGGAATTGGTGATAATGTTGTCACCTATCCTTTTACTGTTGGAAAATCAGTAACTGGTTTAATATCAAGGATATATAATTCCTCAACAAGTGGTCAAGGGGTATTGATAAGAGCTGGGGAAGAAACAGTACAAACTAGAATATTACAAGCATCATCAAGAACAGATGTAAAAAGATTTACAGTAAATTCAGATGGTACAGTTGGAGTTAATATTGCCAACCCAGCAGCAACCTTAGACATACAAAATAAAAGCATAGGTACATCAACAGTTAACACAACTGTAAGAATTGGTGGGGTTGGCGGAAATGAAAGCTCAACACTACAATTAGCAGAAAGTTTAAGCGGTAGTGCTATGAATTATGGTTTTCAGCTTAAAAACAGAGGTAATATTGATAATACATTCCAATTAACAACTCACGATAATAGTACAACTGGTGTTGTTTCATTACAAATTGCTAGAAGTACTGGAAACGTTGGAATAAAAGGAGCTAGTGGTGCTGAGGAATTACAGGTTAATGGCAATATGTTTTTAACAAACAACAGTTATATAGGTTTTAACACAAGTGCATCATCTGGACACCCTAAAATTTCAATGGATTCATTAGGTGCTTTTAGTTTTACAAATACAGCAAATTTAGTAGGTTTAAAAATTAATAATAGTGGAACTGTTGATTTAAACAATGGAACTGGTCAAACTGTTTTAGTTAAGGGTGGCACAATGAATTTTGGAATCCCTGGCAATGGAGCAAATGTAAATGGAAGATTCTGTACTATTGAGGGCAATACTGGTACTGATGGCGAAGCTTCTGGTAGAATATTCTTTGCTGAACACAATTCAACAACTGGAGCAAAAAATGCTTATGGAATGTCACTTGGTTATAGAGGTGGTGGTACATCTTTACCTAGTGGCGTTAATGGCTTATTAACACAAATAGGAAATGGTGAATGGGGTATGTGGGGACATAATAATGTTGATAATGGTACTCTAATAATGTCTGGTACTCGTTCAGCAAGTACATTAAAATTGTTAACTAATTTAGTTGAGACAAAAGCTGTAAACCAAAGGGTTAAGATTTCAGTATGGTCAGGTTCTACTTATGGTTTTGGCATGCAAACTACTCATACGTTTGGTGGGTTAAATGGTTATGCCATAACTTGTCAAATGAGCAATACATCAGCAAGAGGTTTTTGGTGGGGTGATACTGGTCATACAAATTCTCAAGGTGCTTTTGCTTGTACTACTCAAGGTAAATTTACAATAGCACATTCACTTAGATTAGGTTATGGCGAGGGTGATACAACACTACCTGGATCAACATATAAATTAGATGTGTCTGGTGATATAAGAGCCACAAGTGATGTTATAGCTTTTTCTGATCGTAGAGTAAAAGAAAACATTGTTACTGTTGACAATGCACTAGATAAGGTTACACAATTAAGAGGTGTCACATATACCAGAAAAGACATTGATGATAAATCAACTAAAATTGGTGTTATTGCACAAGAAGTTTTAGAAGTGTTGCCAGAGGTTGTAAGTATTGATGATGAGGATAAGCACTCTGTTGCTTATGGTAATATGGCTGGTGTATTTATAGAAGCTATAAAAGAATTAAAAGCAGAAGTTGATAGTTTAAAACAAGAAATTAAACAATTAAAAAAATAAAATATGCCTTGTCCAAATATTGCAAATGATGAAATATCAATGCTTAAAACAGCTAGAGAAAGAACTGGAGCTGGTTATACATCAAATTTTACAATAGCACCACCAATATATATGTCAGACATACAAAGATTAAGTGGTGGCGATTCAAGTGGATCAGGTCGAAGCTATCCAGCAGTTGCATTAGCAAATCCAATCACTAACCGACCAGATGGTGAAAATCCATTAGCGATGTCTGAATTTAGTTCATACGATCAAAACCCTCCAAGAACGGCATTCATGTCTAAAGATACTCCTAGTTCAACATATCAAAATGCTTGTCCTATACAAATAGTAGCTGACACATATTATCATGATGATGCAAATAATCTAGTGCCAGATGCTATAAATATTTATACTGCATATACAACACAAACTGGAACAACAGTATTAACTGCTGGTTACTATGCTATATATACAACTAGTGGTGTACGAGATGGGGATTGGATAAGAGTTGGTAATAATGGATTAATAATTGATATTGGAAGTTGTTAAAATAAATGTTTAAATTTGTAAAAAAAATAAATAATGGCAAATAGTTATTCGTGGGAAATTTCACAATTCAATGCTAAAATAAAAGAGGGTGATAATCAAAATGTTATTTATGAAATAATATTTGTTTATGTAGTATCTGATAATGAGGAAAATCCAACAACAGCTAGACAAATTGGTGTCCAACATATAGAATATAATCCAGAAAATCCTTTTATACCTTATGAAGATTTGACTAAAGAAATTGTTGTTGGCTGGTTAGAATCAACAGTTAATATAGATCAATTAAAACAAGATGTTGATGAATTGTTATATCAAAAGAAAAACCCAGTAGATGAGGTTTTATATCCAAACTGGAATGATCCAGTATAATTTTAAATTAATATAAAATGAGCAAACTAGAAGAAAAAGAGTTACAAGAATTAAAAGAATCAATAGCAAAACCAAACCAAATTGCAACTGAAATTGGTTTAAGATATATTGCATATCATTCATTAGATAAACTTGTTGATGCATTTAGTGAGGCATCTAAAGAGCAACAAGAGTTAATGAAATCGATTGAGGAAAAACATGGTAAAGGTTCTTTAAATATAGATACTGGCGAAATCACACCAATAGAGGAATAAAATGCCAGTTATAAATGCCAGTAGCTTTTTACTTTTAAAAGATACAACAGTTATTGGCCATTCAAGAAGCACTAGCTTTAATGTCAATGTAGATTTACCAGATGCAACTAATAAGGAAAGCAATGGTTTTAAGGAGGTTATAGCTGGAGTTAAAAGTGGCACTATTAGCTGTGATTGTTTAACTGATTATTCCGATTCATTAAGTTTTAGCCAATTATCTGAAATGGTTATAACTAAGGAAAAGGCAGTATTTTATTTTAAAGATATTGCAAATAATAAATTTTTACTTAGAGGTGAGGGGTTTGTGCAATCAGTTGATGAAACTGCTGAGTTCGAAAAAGCTACTAGTTTTAATTTAGAAATTAACTTGACTGGAGTGTTTACAATAACAGATCCGAGTCAAGGTTTGACTTGGGATAATGTCTTTGCTAAGTGGGAAGATATAGCAGATAACTGGGAAGATGTATAAATTTTTTATTTGTATATTTGTTAAAGATTAATAATTTAAAAAAAATATAAATATGACAAGTGGAGTATTTAACGGAACAGATTTAATTCTAAAAATCCATGATGGGACATCAATTTCTGCGGCAACTGCTGTTGGACATTCAACATCTTTTACATTATCACTTTCAAACGATTTACCTGAGGCAACAACTAAAGATTCAGATGGATTCCAAGAAGTTATCGCTGGTGTGATCAGCGGTGAGCTTAGTTTTGAGGGGTTAGTTGCTTATGATGATGATGCTAATGCTGCTGATATAAGTGATGTTTTAATTAATAGAAGATCAGTTACTTGGAGTTTTGCAACTGCTGATGCTACTGATCCTATATTTTCTGGATCTGGATTTATCAGCTCTATTGAAATGAGTGCTGAAATGGAATCACCAGCAACTTATAGCGGTTCAATTACAACGACTGGAACTATCTCAAAAACTAACTAAGATTAGTTGATTAAGATATAAAATAAAAAGGGGTATGGCTTGAGGAAACTATACCCCTATAAATATATAAATATGGCAAACAAAAAAAGAGGTTACTATACCTTAAAAATAGGCGGCAAAATGCGAACTATGCATTTTTCAATGAATTTCTGGTCAAACTTTACTGAGCAAATGGATGTATCTCTTGATAAAATAGGGGATGTATTTAATGGCGGTATATCAATAAAAGGCATTAGATCTTTAATATATTCTGGTTTATTAGCACATGATCAAGAACAAGGGAATGACATTGATTACAATGAGTTTAAAGTTGGAATGTGGCTTGAAGATTTTGATGCAGAAAATTTGAATGATATTGTTACATCAATGATGCAATCCAGAATATTAGGCAATGATCTTAATATGGGAGTTGCTAGAAATATCAAAAAAACTACTAAAGCTACAAAAGAGGGAAAGTAAATACCCAGCTGACTTGGGATAGTTTACTTGATTTTTATATTGGTCAAGCTGGGATAATGCCAAACATTTTTTGGGAAAATACTTGGAAAGAAAATCATTTACTTGGCGAATCATATATGATTAAAAACAATATGCTATGGGAACAATCAAGGTATATTGCAACTATGTTATATAATGTAAATTGTAACAAAAAAGCTCAAATGATTACACCAGATAAACTTTTCCCATTGCCTCAAGATGTTTATTTAGCTAGAGGCAAAGCAAAGTCAACAAAAGAACAATATTTAAAATTTAAAAAACGATTAGACAAACTAGAAGCTAAAAAAAAGAGTGGCTAGATTTTTTGTATTTTTACATAAAAATATTTCATGGCAAAGTTAAGATTAGATTTACAGTTAACTGGCTTTCAACAAGCATCTAGCAAATTAAAACAATTTGGCGATAAAATGAAGTCAGTCGGCTCAAGTTTATCTGCAATAAGTTTACCATTAGCTATTGCTGGTGGTGCTGCCATTAAAATGGGAGCTGACTTTGATAAAAACATAACTAAGATAAAAGCATTAGTTGGTGCATCTGAAAAGGATTTACAAGATTTTTCAAATGCATCTAGAAGAATGGCTAAAGAAACTGGTTTGTCATCAAAACAAACAAGTGATGCTATGTTTTTTATTGCATCAGCTGGTTTAGAGGGTGCTGAGGCAATAGCAGTTTTAGAAGCGGCATCTAAAGCTAGTGCTGCTGGTTTAGGAGATGTAGCTCAAGTTGCTGATTTGGCAACATCAGCACTTAATGCTTATGGAAGTGAAACCTTATCGGCAGAAGCGGCAACAGATGTATTAACAGCGGCAGTTCGTGAGGGTAAATTAAATAGTGAAGATTTGGCCGCATCTATGGGCCAAGTGTTGCCAGTTGCATCTAATATGGGGGTTAGCTTTAATGAGGTTGGTGCTGCTATGGCTGCCATGTCTAGAACCGGTACTAATGCAGCACAAGGTGCAACACAATTAAATAGTATTTTATCTGGGTTACTAAAACCGACAAAACAAGCTGAGGAGGCATTGTCTGAAATGGGATTGTCAAGTGCCGGTTTAAAACAACAAATAAAAGATGAGGGGTTATTAAGTGTTTTAGAAACTCTTAAAACAGAGTTTGATAAAAATAGTGATGCGGCAGCTGAAGTTTTTCCAAACATTAGAGCATTAAGAGGTGTTTTGGATTTAACTGGTGCAAGTGCTGAAACTACAAAAGAAATATTTAATGAGTTAAATAAAGCTCAAGGCGCAACAAAAAAAGCATTTGATGATACAGCTAAAAGCGCATCATTTAGATTAACAAAATCTTTAAATGGTGTTAAAGAATCTTTTGCAAAAGTAGGTACTGTATTATTAGATAAACTTTTACCTACTATTGAAAAAATAGCAAGTGGAATTGAAACCCTTTTTAATAAGTTTACAAATCTTGATGACACAACACAAAAAATAATAATTGCATTTGGCTTGTTTGTAACTGCCATTGGGCCATTATTATTAGCTGTCGGAAGTTTGACATCAATAATTGGTATAATGGGAAGTGGTTTTGCAACTTTGCAAATAGCTACATTAACTTTAAAAGGTGGTTTCGTTAAATTAACAGCAGCAATGATGGCCAATCCATTTATTGCTATTGCAACTGCGGTAGTGGCTTTGACTGGTTATCTTGTTACAATGGGTAACAAAATGGCTCCGCTAATTAGTAAATGGCAAACTTTTAAGAACATTTTAAAATCAGGCGGCTCATATTCTAAATTTGCTACATTACAATTAATTGATCAAAATGCCGCATTAAAAAAACAAAAAGAGGAAACCGAAAAAAATAATAAAGAACTTGCTAAACTTGGCCAAACTAATGTAAAAATAATAACTCCTATTGCTAACACAAATACTGCTTTAGAAACTACATCTACTAAATTAAAAGCTGTTAGTGTTAATGCTATTACTGTTAAAAATGGGTTAGCAAAAGTTGGCGAAAGTGTGGAAATTGTTGGAACTGTTTTATTAGAATCAATGGATCCAGTTGTAAAAAAAACAACCCAATTAGGAAATGTTTTAGAATATATAGCAAATGAAATGCCATTTATGTTTGCCGCAGCTTTTGAGGGGATGTTAAATGGTGAAAATGCAATTAAATCACTTGGCAAAATGTTACTTGGTTTAATTAAAAAATTAGTTGCTGCCGCTGTTGCTGCTTTAGTTTTAAGCACTTTATTAGGCGGTATTGGCATAGGTAGGATAGGAGATACAGCGACTAAATTTGGTGCTATATTTTCTAAAATAACTGGGTTTGACAAAGGCGGTATTGTATCTGGGCCAACTCTTGGCTTAGTCGGAGAGTATCCAGGAGCATCTTCCAACCCTGAGGTAATAGCTCCTTTAGATAAATTAAAATCAATGATTGGTGATAGAGGTGGCTCATCAAACGTACAAGTAAGCGGCCAATTTGCACTTAAAGGTCAAGATCTAGTTGTTGCATTACAAAGAGCAGATAGAAATAGAAATAGAATTAAATAATGGCATACGAGGTAAAATTTAGATTAGAGTTTTCAGATGTACTTGGCAATGGCAAAAAAATAGAAATTTTAAAAGATGGTTATAGCGATACTGGACCAGTATATGATTTAGTAGCGACAGATGATCCTTTACAAATTACATGGGATCAAGATGATAATTTTTATGATCCTATAATCGGCTCAACTTGTCAAATAAATCTTTTTGTTACAGATTTAACAAATTATGATAATTTTTATGATGCAGATGAACGAGAATATAAAATAAAAATTTCTTATAAAGATTCTGGTAATAATTATCAAACCTATTGGCAAGGTTGGTTATTAGTTGATCAGTTTCAAGAAGCTGTTACAACAACTCCTTATCCTATAACTTTAAGAGGTTATGATGGTTTAGGTAGTTTAGATGGCTTTACTCAGCCATTAGTTAATTCAAGTGGCAATGAACTTGCTGGGGTTTTTATGGTTCATATACATGAAATTTTAGAAAATATAGATTTAGGTTTTGATATTTATGTGTCAAATGATATACAAAGAGATGGTGCAACAAGTGGTTATAACGTAATTGACCAAGCATCATGTGCTGCTAGTAGTTTTTTTTCAGATGGTGTTGATCCAAAAAATTGTAAAGAAGTTTTGGAGCAAATGTTAAAATTTACAAACTCAAGAATTTTCCAAAGTTATGGCAGATGGTATATAATTAACAATTCAAGTTATAGTGAACAATCGGTAAAAGATACAAGTGCATCAACAGCTAATGGTGGCACAATACCAACTGGTATTAGGGCCGCTGAGACATCTAGTTTACAAACTAATAATGATGAAGACATAAAATTTCATATATACAATTCAGCCGGCACTTATCAATCAACAAGTACAGTTGATGTTTTATCAATAATTCCAAGCGATTTACAACCTATTGGCAACAATTTAACTAAAGAATATTTGCGACCAATAAAGCAATATACACAATCTGTTAATATGGCTGGGTTTTTCAGCACTAATATTATAGGTAATTCTGGGTTTGAATTTGGAACATCAGGATGGACATTAACAAATAGCAGTGTTGATAATACTTTTAGTTTTCAAGGTGATGCATCTTTAAAATCAACTAATATACAAACATCAGCTAGCGGAACTAGTGTTACAGCTGAACTAGCAAATTATATTGATGAATCTGGATCAGATTTTATAGGTTATAGCTTAAAACTAAATAATTTTTTTAATTCAACATCTGGTCAAACAAGAGGTTTTAGATGGCAAGTTAAAGCAGTAGCTTTTACAATACCAGGTGATCCGCCAATAGCTACTAGATACTGGGGTGCTAACGATACATGGACAACAACAGCTACAATCAATGAAGTTGAGGTTGTTAATAATAGAAGATGGAAGTCATATACATTTAACATTGGTTCTTTGCCAAATAATGCTTGGAGATTATATTTTTATTTATATGATCCATACCAAGTTAGTAGCACATCAGGATTTACAGATACACATTGGGATTCAATAATATTCGATAAAGTATATATAAATTCTAGCGGCCAAAGATCTGAAATATTTGAAAAATTTGATTTATTGCAATTTATAAGGAAAAGAACTGGTAATTTTTCTGGTGTTCTTAATTTAGATGGTTTGGTGCTAACTAATGAGGAATATGGTAAAGTTTTTGGTGATTGGTATAGATCAAGAGACAAAACAAATTATTTAAAATCATTAGAACAAATTACAACTCAACAAGTTATAAATGATTACAGAGATTTTGTACTTAGATATGAGGGCGATTTATATAACAATAATGTATTGCCTTTAGGATTACATAATAAAATATGGGTTAATTTTGGTTCTAGTATATTACAAGAGCCAGTTAGTTGTTATATTGATTCAATGAGTTATAATGTTAAGAAAAACACATACAGCATAGTGATGCACATACCAAATCAAGATGATGATTTGTCATCTACTTTTGTTTTAAAGTTTTAAACTTTTTTCTTTTCCT